CCCTGTGCTGACATCTCTTTCAAGCGATGTCGTGAAATTTGTAAAATAATATTTAAACGAATCCATTAAAGCACGCAATCCCTTCCTGCTTTGATTCATCCAATACCTATAAAAATTATGAGGTACACAAAGATTCTCGTTTCTTAAAAAATGACCAGGAGTAGTAAGCTCCTGGTCGCTGATGGCTCTCTGACCTTCCATCAACCCTGACGATGGAGGCGAATTGCAAAACTTTATTTAAACGCTCAAACCAATTAACCCGACTATAAACTTCAAACAACAAAACAATGAAAACATTCATGCCCACTCCTGACGATGGAAGTCCAATACTTCCACCCGACGTTCCTCCGACCGTACCACCGTTGAAAAACTAAATCATGCACATAAGATACCTACTGCTTGCAATATTGCTATGTCCGTTCACTATAACGGCTCAGACTTTCGGGCACATTAGTTCAACTGGAGAGTTGACCTCTACTGGATCCATATCTTTCTCTGGTGGAACTCAAGGTGGCGGGCATTTTACATTACAAGGGCAGCCGTCGGCGAATATCTTAATGATACTTCCGACGGCTGCTACTATATCCAACGGGAAGACTACCGTTCAATGCTCATTCTTCACCTCCAATCTATTAGGAGGAAGGGGTACGCTTGGCACAACTGGCTTACTTTTAGTCAAAATTGGATGCACTTTAACAATTGGGACGCTCGTTACGGCTGGCGTCTACGTTGGAACTTATAATATATCGTGCAATTATCAATAGTCAACTCGGCTATTGATAATTAGCTACCACCTCAAAACCTCCGGAATACGAGCCAAAAACAAAGTTCGCAGGGATGGTGAGTTTGCCAGCTATTGACACCGAGGCGGTTCCGTTGGCGTCCGCCAAGCCCACGCTATTTGTTAAATTTGATGTGAAGTCGGTTATGTAAAGCTGATTAGTTCCACTACTGAGCATGCAACTCAGCGGAAGACTAACTACGAACGAACTATTCGGCATTGCCACGACCGAGAATATCGAAGGTGAAACAGCTCCTTTGGAAACTACCCCGCCAGATGTAGTGATGGTGGCGTTAGGCGACAGCGTAACGGTTCCCCCCGCGGTCGCTGTGATGGTTCCGAAGTCAAGCCAGTTAAGCTCGAACATAGAGAACCCCTTTGTCACTGTCACTTTCGCATGACCGAAATAAGACTGGGATGATACGGAGAATACCATGGTTAAAATGGCAAGAGTGATGAGCATTTGTTTCTTCATAATTTTATAGTTTAGTTGGTTAATAATTTTCCCCAAAGATACTCATTTCCTTCCCAACTAAAACATTCTTGTCCAAAGTTTTGCATACTTTAACACTTTAGCTATATTTGGGGGTTAAAATTAGCCCACGCTTATGTCCACGACAATATACACTCCCCTCGCAGCACCACTTCTTGACGCGACTTCCCAAGCTGTCCGCATTCCCCGTCTGACCTATACTGGCGTGTTTATGTCCGAGCGCAAGGTCACGGCTACCATAACCTCGCCCACCACTCTTGCCCTCGTCTCGGGATGCTACATCACTTTTCGAAATGAGACGTTTCGGCTTTACGATACGCCATCAGCCAAGAAGGTAGCCTCCGCCAGTACCTCCCAGTCGGCCTTCGAATACACCCTCGTATTCTACTCAAGCCAGCACGAACTCGCCACGACCGATTTTATCGACATAGTATCGGACGACAGCCATACTTATTTCAACGGAGGGCCAGTGGTTGAATTTACGGGAACTATAGAAATGATGGCCGAGCGTATTCAGGCCAACATGGATAGGATTTACACGGGAGCAAACAGCTGGACTGTAACGATTGACCCAAGCGTGACAGGGTTGGATTCCGCTGACATTTCCCTAACCGATTCGACCGTATGGGATGCGCTGATGCTTGTTAGTACCACCCCTGCTTGGGCTTTGAAGTTCAGGATAGTTGGGCGGACTATAACTATCGGGGTTTCCGGTACGGTGCAGGACGACGTTACCTTCAAATACGGGAAGGGTAAAGGTCTTTACGAAATTACCCGAACCAACATCGACTCCTCAAAAATAATTACGCGCCTTCGTGCTTACGGCGCTGCGACCAATATTCCTGCGGATTATAAGCGGAGTGGTTCGGGTTATGTGGCTCCGACTTATCAGTATATAAAAGAACTTGCAATACCCAATTATTGCTATGTGGTGGGAACTACGGTAAATGCTACTGGTAAGGGTAATTGGTCTGTGTCAGTCCAATATGCGATAGGGGATTTGGTAAGGTATACGGACGGAAAAAGGTATTACTGCAAGTCCATTCCTGCAATCGGCATAGTCCCGACCAATGTAACTTATTGGACATTATGGAACGAAGGCTACATAGAAGATCCAGCAGCCATAGCCGAATTTGGAGTACGGGAAGGCATCCTACGTGATGAAACGATATTCCCGACACTCAAGGGAATGCTTGGAACTGGCGGGGTCGAACTCGACTCCATTCTTGCCGTTGAGCCAATTACGGACGAAGCCCAGACGTCATTTAGGGTTTGGATACGGGACATCGGGTTTAATATAAAAGACTACCTAAATACCGAAAAGCCCACATTATCTATAACAAGAGGAGCGCTGACTGGATATGATTTTGAAATTACCAACGTGGCTACATCGGTCGTTACATTCCCATCTGGAGGCACGTCCGCTTACGCCATCACGCTTACAAGAAATTCGGAAGATAATTTTATCGTTCCAAGCATAAACAATAATATTTATCAAAGTCAGGAAACCGTATCGGGTACGGTCTACTTACTGCCAAATTCCTCAACAGAATCCGACAAGGCCAAATACGTCCTTACTGGAATATCCATGCCAAACGTCTACGTCCGTGCAGCGGAGGAAAGGCTGCTCATCGTTGCTCAGGCTTATTTAGACAAATATTCAGTTCAGCAAGTCACTTATGCTGTGGGAATTGACGAAATAGCAGCAGCTACAAATACGGTCACTTGGGTTAGTAGCGGACTAATCGAAGGAGATTTGATGCCTGTTTTAGACGTAGACATGGGGGTATATGGGGCAACAGTGAGTGATGCTAAGTTGATTGTAGTCCAAACCCTAACAATTGCAGTCGGGGACGGCATGGTCAATAAGTACGAGGTTGTCTTATCTGACGAACCCGTAGCCGGAACATTGGACGCTATTAAGTCACAGATAAAAGAAACAGGAAAAACGGTCGTATTAGGCGAGCGGGCATCAGACGCCAGCGCAAGAAAAAACGCCGTTAGCCTAAATAACCTGAAGGATGTCATTTTTGATACGGACGGGTATTTCGACGGGACACATATTAAACCTAATTCAATCGAAACGCTCTACTTATCAGTAGGTGCTAAAAGTTGGGATTTTATGCTGTATGCGGATATTAAGCCGAACGCTGTAGTTTCAGGCCATACGCCTAATTTTGACAACATCTATTTGAGTGCAGGAACATTAGTTCATCACGAGATAAGATGGGGGGCGGATACAGACGAGGGGCATGCTTGGACAATAGAAACCGAACTTGTCACTACAGGGTTAGCTCGGAATTCCATTTTCTATATTTACGTCAAATGCTACAGCGATGGGACTGCCGAATGGATAGTAGATAATTATAGCCATACAGTAAATTCAGAAGCTAACTGTTATTATTTCCTTGTTGGAGTTCTTTACGAATCACTTTTGTCAGGCGAAACCATCCCCCACGAACGCGGCGACAGCATAACCTACGGAAAGACTTGGATTAACGGAAGGTTCATTACCACTGGCATAATCAAATCTCTCGGCGGAAAGAGCTTCTTCGATTTGGATAACGGACATTTTTACATAGGCGACAATGCCAATATAGCTTCGGCAACCAAATATCTTGACATGAACGTGGATGGCACGTTCAGGATGAAAAATATTACCATAGTGTCAGGTTCTGGCTCCTCTATTCTTGGAGCTTTTATGGGTGCATATTCTGCAGCCACCCCTTACTACGAGGGGGATACGGTGACGTATCAAGGTGGATTATGGAGATATATTTACGCTTCTTCAACGAGCGGACATGCGCCAACGAATACGACCTATTGGGCAGTTCAGGCATCTAAGGGTACAGACGGGACGAGCGTGAGCATTAAAGGGGCGTGTGGAACTACCACTGATTTACCCCTGCCTTACCAGCCTGAAAGCGAATATATGTTGGGAATGCTTGTTTTACACGAAGGACATCACTATTATTGTTATTCCTTAACATACGGGCATTTACCAACCGATACGAGCTATTGGAATGATCTGGGATTATTTGCTATTGGTGATGGATATATCACCGAAGATAATGGGCATTTATGGATATGGAGTGGAACCACGTGGTCTGATGCAGGACAGATTAAAGGAGATACGGGCGTCGGAATTTCTTCCGTTGCCGCATTTTACTTAGTATCCTCATCTGCTACTGGCATTACCGTCTTAGGGAATACTTGGTACAGTGGCGCTCCATCCATGACCCCTACGACTAAATACCTTTGGAGCTACCAAACTATAACTTATACCGACGCCTCTTCCCAAAATTCAACTCCCGCCATTATCGGCGTTTACGGGGACAAAGGTCTTACTGGCGACACCGGAGCCGCCGGAGGGTCCCTATATACTTGGATAAAGTATGCCGATACGGCAATAGGCGGAGGGTTATCGGATAGCCCTGACGGAAAACTATACATCGGACTCGCTTACAACAAAACGACAGGAACCGAATCAACTACCGCTTCCGATTACGCATGGTCTCTAATAAAAGGGGATACTGGCAATACGGGCGTAAAAGGTGACACTGGCGATAATGGACTGACTTATTACACTTGGATTAAATATGCCGACGTAGCGGATGGAACTGGACTGTACGATACCCCGACATCAGCCACTTTGTATATTGGAATTGCTGTAAATAAACTCTCACCAATCGAAAGTACTACTAAAACAGACTATACATGGTCTAAATTTAGGGGTGACGCTGGCGTTCAAGGGGCAACCGGAAATTATTACGAACATAGATATGCGGTGAACGGAAGTCCGACAGTAGCTCCATCAATAGTCCTTACCGACCCCGAGCCGACCGGATGGACAACAGTTCCACCAGCTCTTGCCATTCTTCAATATATGTGGATTACCACAGCCAGAAAGACAGCGGCTGGAGTAGTGATGAGTCCTTATTGGTCAACACCGCAGAGGCTCTCTGGAGCTGTCGGAAATGTCGGCCCTGCTTCAACCTATAATGGAGTATGGAATGCTGACACAGCTTACTCTGGCAGCGAATTCGCAGTTCAGGCGGTTTATTACGAGTCGTCTTATTTCATTACCCGCTCGGATGCTGGCATAATAGCCCCAAATACCCTACCTACCGACACCTCGAAATGGAATCCATACGGGGCAAGTTTTGAATCTATAGCTACGGGGATGCTTCTTGCGCAAGGAGCGAACGTGGCTGGGTTTATTTTTATGAATGGAAAATTAGTGTCGCAAACTGGAACTATATCAGGCGTGGCCTCTACGGACTACTCCAATCCCGCCTTCATTCCAAACATTACCCTTGACGGCACTTCAGGCTACGGCAAGTTCGGGCTGCTTGAGCTTGTAGGCGGTAACGTAATCAGCGACCACTTCAAGATTACGGATGACGACATCGAATCCATCGCTACGGCAATAGCAGACCATACCTACACTATTCCGTTCAAGACTGAACAGCAGAATTTATCGGTCGGATTGACGGAGGATGTCATGGAAAGCGATGAGATTGCGATTGAGGCAAATTCGACCATTTCGGCGTTTCTAAGAAACTATTCAGCATTCAGTCTTCCATCGGTTTATACCGACAATACCTATTCGACGGTAAGTTGCAACTTGGCATATAAATTGGAGTTGATAAATAACGGAGTAGTCATCGCAACGAATACATCTGGGTGGTATGCGGTCGGCGGATTATATACCAGAGCTTATACGGACGGAGCGGCATTGTCGGCTATCCCAATATTCAAAGGATCGGTAAAATTCCGCTCAACCATCTATATGGATAATCCATTAGGATGGGATCCGGGAGACTATCTGATAGTGCATCCGATTATCACAGCAAGCAGCGTTGGGGCTGCCACAAATGTGACCTGTACTGCTACCATCCATCGTGCCATGATTGGGGCAGACGGACTATTCTCCTTTACTGGAACCGACCGATATATGTACTGGAGAGGTAAGGACGACGCTAATGACATCTTTAAAGTAAGAATTGGAAATGTAATATTATCACAAACCGCCACGACTATTTCGATGTCGGGATTGCCGACATCATCATCGGGTCTCGCTTCCGGCAGCCTATGGAGAAACGGGGCAGTAATAAATATCGTACCGTAATTCGCATTTCGCGAATCGCGAATCCGCTCAAAAACACGCAACAAATAACCTCAAAAACACTTAACAGTATGACAGACGAGCAACTTTCAAAAAACTTCACCTTGGACGAACTGATTCAGTCCGACTTGGCGGATGCGGTAAATTCCGACAAAAACCCGAATAACGATATTGACAACACACCCACCCCAGAGCAGGAAAAGGAATTGGACGAATTGGCCGACAATATCCTACAACCCCTACGTGACTACTTAGGCTATGAGATAGACGTAAGCAGCGGATTTCGTGGGGCACAACTAAACAAGGCGGCCAAAGGCGCAAAAACTTCACAGCACACAAAAGGTCAAGCTGCCGACATTCAGTGCAGGGAAATGCGTAAGGCATTTCTGTTTATTCAGGACAATCTTCCTTTTGACCAGCTTTTATGGGAGGAAGGTAACGACAGTAAGCCCAAATGGATTCATGTAAGCTACTCCCCCCGTAACCGCAGGGAAGTGCTAAGAAAGAGGGTCGGATCCAATATTTACGAGAAATTTCATTTAAACGCATAAAGCCATGAAAAATCCATTCACCTATCTCAAGCAGCTAATAACAGAAGAGCGGGCACTAATGCTCGGACTACTTTCCAATAACACCGACGAAAGTTCAAAGCGTTACATAATGATAGGCTCGTTCTATATGCTGGTATGTCAGGCCGTTTTGAATCAAGTATTCGCTCTGAAATTCGATATACGACTATCGCTTATATTTGCCTGCATTGCGACTGGAACCGCCATAATGACGGTAATAGAGAATTTAAAAAAGCCGTAACTGATACGATTATACCCGATATGATATAATAGTGATACGATTGGGCGAAATTATACCCGATTGCATATAAAGTAATAATTTGCGATAAATACCGTTTAGTGGCGCTTATCGCAAATCTTTTATTTAGGGCAAGAGTGATGTGAATTCCGTGTTTTGGCGCTATTTCATTCCGTAATTTGGCGGATTTCTACTTGGGAATTTGGCTTAATTTTTCGCAAAAGTAGCAAACATTTGCGACAAAATTTAACAAAAGTAGCCGATATTTGTTACAGAAATTGCATTATACTGGTCTTTTATCGATTATACACGACAAAAACTGTACTTTTGGGGGAAATAAACAACTATATTGGTATTCTGGCTAAAACTACCGGGCGCCAAGCCCTCTCCGCTAAAAGAATATAGTCAGCACCTTGATTATACCAACCATCACAATAGCGCCCAAGGCTGCCGTCTCTCCAATTATCACCCTTTTCTGTTTCTCGATTTTCATATCCTGCTCGATTACAGTTTCAGTCAGCGCTCCGTTATCCAGGGCGCAGGAGTCGCGCTGAAGAGAAATATCTTGAGCCAGCGTAGTGTAGTCGGACACTTTCGCTTGCAACAACCTCACCTCTTGTCCCTGTTTGTCAGTAATGCTCCATAGATGCCCGTTCTCGTCGTTGGATGCCGTCAGTTTGACGAAAGTCAGGTTGGCTGAGCGAATGGACGGTATTGGGATAGGAGGGCTTAGAAGGGCTGTATTTGCGTCTGCTGGTGTCGTGTCAGGGTAGTTCGTAAGAAATAGCTTAACCTGAGACGAATCAGGTAGGGCTGCGACTTTGGCTTCTTCTTTAACGTACCTTGTCCGGGTTATATAAATCGTGTCTAACTCCGAGGCTATGTCGGAGGCAAGAGTGTTGATTTGTAGGTCTCGTGCGAAAATGACGGCACGGAGGGAATCCTCAACTGGAGTATGGTAGCTTCGGATCTGAAGATTAACGTACCTTCTGGAAGCGGGGATAAGAAAGATAAGACCTATCACGAGGGGTAGGGCTATGAGAATGTACTTTAGATAGGTTTTCATAATTAGTTTTGTTAAGTTCGGTTTAGTAAGTTATCAATTTTCGCACACTAACAACTGATAAAACATGATTTCTGTGCGAGTTTAGCTATATTATCATTACATTATGCCCCATTATCGCCACCTGTGATAACGATGCGAATGTGGCTATTCTTTAATCTTATATCCAATACTTCTCAAATAGGCGCACACAATATCCGTGCTGAGCAGTAACCCACGACCGTCGCTTACCCTGACCTGTGCATGGTTCTGTTTCGCCCATTCGAGAAATGATTTGTTCTTTTCAACCGCCAGACAATATGTGTAAAACTGGGCATGGGTGAAGGATTTTGTTTGATTCGAGGGATTAGTGAGAACCATAATTTAGTCCAAAAATATCGGAGTATAGCTGGTTATTCCTCGCTTCTCGTTTAGTATTAATTTAGTCTGCTGTGGGGGTTCAAAATCAAGCCCTTTGCCGATAGCATAAGAATCATAGCCTTTCAAACTTCCATTGCAAGTGAATTTTTTCGTGTAGATAGATTGATGGAAGTGTCCAACGAAAGCCATATCTATCTTTAATACAGCGGAAAGCCTCAAAAACCAACGCATTAAGGGAACAACTAATCCACCTATGCCACCCATGAATTTAACACTTGTACCATGATAAAATAAGAATCTCTTATCAAATATTTTAACTACGGCCATCTC